GATGAAAAAATAACGGAGCAAGAGCGAATTAAACTTGATGCAATTAAGTCGAGAGATGAGGCTAAGAAAAAGTTAAAAGATATTGCATTGAAGCTTGGCGTAAAAGATGGCGAAGATTTGCTTGAAGCACTAGAGAACATAAAAGGCAAAGAGGATGAGGTAAAAGATAGAGAGATTGAAGCTCTAAAAGAGGAAGTACAAAACCTAACAAGTAATCTTGAAGCCGTCGAGGCTGAAACAGAGAGTAAGTTAATGGATATTTCATTGGAGAAAGATTTAGCGATGGTCTTACCTAAATACAAGGCAGTTGGGAAGCTAGTTCCATATCTAATGAATGAGATAAAGAGTAAAGCTAAATTTGAAGATGGGAAAGTTAAATTTATAAATGAAGATGGAACAACTGTAAGAGTTAACGGTAAAGATGCAACCCTTGATGATATGGTTAAGTTGGAGCGTGAAAAAGAGGTAAAAGAGGGAACTGGTGTATTCTTCGACATATCAGTGCAAGATAGTGGGGCAGGTGAAAAAGGTGGAGTTGCAGAGGGCGACTTTATCCCATAAGCAAAATGTGATATAATTTCCTATTGATGGAGTTCAAGAATTCGATAAAATTTCAATAGGAAAACAAGTATGACAATTCAACAAGTAATACAAGACAATAAGTGGAGGTCTGTTAGCTTTCTTAAGTCAACAGCAGTAAATAGACTCTTTAATAGTGGGATTATCACTAGAGCAAGTCAAGATGCAAAAAATCTATTAGAGGCATTGGACTACGACAATGTTTTATCAACCTTAACGGTTGGCTTGGTGGATAGCCAATGGGTAGAGCAAAACTTTGGCGATGCCTCTGATACACTAGCAACTAGCATTGAGCCTATGTTTGATGAAGTGAATGTTAAAACATTCTATGGTAATCAATGGTGGGCAGTGCGTACAATCCAAAAAGACTTAATGAACACAACCCAGCCAAACAGATTGGTTCTTGAAAAAGTTGGTGGATATTGGTCGGAGCAATGGAACAAAATTCTATCAGCAACGATTAGTGGGCTATCAACCATTCAAGACATAACGGTAGGAGATGGTACAGAAAACTTTTCACGAAAAGCAATCATTGATGCACGAAAAGTGAAAAAAGATATGGGCGTAGGTAAGCTTTCAGATGCCTATATGAGTTCAACTACATTGTTTGATATCCTTGATAAACAGGTAAACGGTACAATCGCTACTGAAATAATCACAGAAAAATATGGTACGACAACAATTATTAAAGATGGTGTTGAACACGTTGTTCAATCAAGAACACCTACCTATGTAATTAATGGTGTCACCCCTATTGTGGTTGATGATACGATGAAAGATGGTGTTATCTCTTTAGTGGACGATGGAGCTTTTGCATTTGAACAGAAAAACTTGTCAGCCCCATTGATGTATGACAAAACAGCTAAGGCAGGTAATGGTAGTGGTAAAGAGGAATTTGGTACTAAATCACTTTACATCTTGCACCCTATTGGGTTTAGCTTTAAGGGAGTGCTAGGGCAAGACTATCAGAATAAATCAGGGTTAACATTGGCAGAGTTACAAGGTGGTAATCTCTATGAACTTAAGGTTGATAAAAAATTATCGCCTATCATTAACTTGAAAGTTAAGATTGGATAAAGATGTTAGTCATTGATACCCCACAAGAGATACAGAGTGGAACTACTAAGACAATTATAAATAATCCAACAGGGGTTAATGTGTATTTTGCATTAAAGCAAGATGCACAGGAGTGGATACCATTCACGGGAACTATTATCGTAAATTATCCAATTTTCGTAAAAACGATTGATAGTAGAGATATAGAGATAGCCGTAACGAAAGATTGATATGCAAGATTTGAGAACAACAGAAGCACCAATAACTGCACAGTGGAGAAACTTAACTTTAGTGAACAACTGGGAAAATTATGATAATAATTGGTCTCACGCTAGAGTAAAGAGAGTGGGTGACATTGTGTATGTAGAGGGGCTAATAAAAAAAGGTGATAACAGGTCTACTGTCACAACATTGCCAGTGGATTGTAGACCATCTAAGTCTAAAAAGTTCACAACAACAACAGCAGGTGGGCAACACACGCTAAATGTCTATAAGAATGGAAATATAGATTTTTCAAATATGGTGACACAAAATTGGCAAAGTATAGAGATAAGCTTTGCAGTCTAAGGAGTAAAAATGACAAAAGTAGAAGAGTTAATAGAAGAGGCAAAAAGATTTGCAGAAACAGCCGAAAATAAAGCTGAAATTTTAGCAAAGATTGAGGAGCTTGAAGCTCTTGGAGATGATGCAGATGCACGAACAAAAGAGTACAAAACGTTAAAAGAGTTGATTAAGGAAACCGAAGAGGAAACCGAAGAGGAAACCGAAGAGAAAACCAAAAAGCTAAACTACAAAGGTATTAAGCTGATTGGCTCACTGTGGTATTCCAATAATGATAACTATCGAAAATCCTTTTCAACTGCTGATGAGTGTGCAAGGCACTTCAATAAGTAGGTTGGTGTTCAGATGATTTTTTTACCATTTACTGGAGTTGATACAGAGTACAACAGTTATTTATCGATAGCTGATGCAAACTCAATTTTGGAGCATCAAAACAAGACGGATTTTTGGAAGTCGATGACTGATGACCAAAAAGAAGTTTTACTTGTACGTTCTTCAATGTTAGTAGACAACTCTTTGCAGTACAAGGGCGAAAAAACATCTGAAATGCAGTCAATGAAGTTCCCACGGTTTGGGTCTGATAAAATCCCTCTCGGTGTGAAATTAGCAGTATGTGAGATTGCTAAAAATTTTGATACTTTTTTAAGCGAGGGAGCAGAAATAGTAAGGGCAGAGGAGATATCAAAGCTACGCTATGAATATGTAGTCGAAACCTCACCTGAAACATTGGATAGGGTAAGAAGCTTAATAACTGCTTTTGTATCTCAATATCAAATGAGAACGAAGAAAGTTGAGTATATATGAAAGTAGCAAACCTAATCAGAAAGTACGGTCAAAAAATACTATTGGACTCTATCGATGTCATGGCATACGTTGACATGGATAGAAGTACAATATTTAACAAAAGAAAAAGAGTAGATAGTTTTTTGTCTGAATTTCATCTACTGAATGTATTGGTTGATGCAGATGTAACAAATCTTGATGCAAAATTTGAGATAAACGGCGATGAGTATTTTATACTGGAGATAAACGATAAGCCAAACAAAAACGGTACAGTTGTTTATAGCGATATAGTCCTTTGGCTAAATGACTTAAAAGAAGATATAGAGATAGTCAGTCAAGAGCTAGACAAGAAAGGATGTAACTTACCTATAGTTGATAATGGTAATATAAGCACCTATAAGGCTAGAATAAAGACGAAAAACAATAAAGAAATACTATCCTATTCATTGATTGGAGAAACGCCAATAACGCACGAATTTACCATAAGGTACACGACCGATAAAATAGAAGTAAAGCAGTTGGTGAAGTGGGATAACAGAGCTTTTGAGATTATCTCAATAGAAAACGTAGATGAAAGGGATAAATTTTTAGTCCTTGGTTGTGTAGAGGTGCTTAATGATTGATTTTAATTTTGACAAATTCGCAAAAGAGGCACTAACAGCAGTTGGTGATTTTCTTGTGAGTAAGGCACAGGGAAACATGGATAAGGTTTCTTTTGGTAGAGTTTACATAGTGAATGGAAGAAAACATATAGCATCAAGAGCAGGTGACGCACCAAATAATATGACTGGAGCTTTAAGGCGTACAGTAAGATATGAAATACATGGTGATGTCCTAGAATTTGGGGCAGGTAATAGCAGGGTAAATTACGCAAAATTCCTAGAGCGTGGAACTTCGCACATGGCGAAACGTCCAAACTATACGAAAACAATACTTGACAATAAAAAAGAGATAGGGGAGAAGATAGAAGATGCTTTAGTAAACAATATTAGGTGGCATAAATGAATTTGCTTGAAATACTTAAAACCAATATTGCACAACAAACAGACGTTTTTAACATCTCCACAACTCCTAAAAAAATAAAAGTTTATAAGAATGAGATAGAAATAACTGGAGAAGAGGGCGAGTTTGTAATCACTGGTGCAGATGATATGTGTATAAATAGGCTGATTGAGCTAGAGCTAAACAAGAATATTGTTCTTGATGATTGCTACCTTGGTGATGCACAGCGTGAAATAGATGTTAATTTGGTTAAAATTAACGCAGGTGAAGCGATAAATAGACATTTAGCACTAGAAATAATCGAAGAAAGTGAACTCCCTATGATTGTTGTGTACTGGGAAAGTAAAAAAAATACACAAAAATCTTATTATGACAGTGCAGGGAACTCAAATATACACAATATACTTACAACTTTTGGTGTATTAGTGGCTATTGAGCCGAAAAATAATAGTGTATGTAGCGATATAGATACACATATAATGCAAATATTCGCAAATCATAGAGCTAGTGACAATTCAACGATGGTAAGATTTGACAATATTACATCTAAAACTTTTGTCGGAAGTAAGCTTGTAATTGATTATAAATTCTCATATATGGAAAGTATAGGAGAAAATGATATAATTGCTGATAGACAAAAAACATTTGATGTAGGAATTGAGTGTTTTAAATAATTTTTAAAAAGGAATAATATGAGTGGGTCACTTGTTCAGCCGATAGTTAATTGGCAAGTAAAATCAGATTTTTCAGATGCAGGTTTTGAAGAACACAAAGTTCTCATCATCGGTCAAGCCGACGGTACAGCTCTAAATGCTGAACTCAAAGAAGATGTAAAAGGTAGTGAAATCTCAACTTTGGTTGGAGCTGGAAGTATGCTTGATATGGCGTACAGAAAGTTTAGAAGATATAATAAGGCAAGTGAGGTTTCTGTAATTCCATTAAAAGAGCCTCCAAACGGAACAAAAGCAGAGGGTGGGCTAAAATTTACAGGAGAAGCAACAATCAACGAAGATGTGAAGCTTAAAGTTTTTGATGATGATTTTGAAGTTTCTTTTGTAATTGAAAAAGGCGACACAGCAGATGTTATCGCTCAAAAAACTGTTGATGCAATCAATAACGCAGACACATGGGCTATTGCATCTATTGATGCAGGTGACAACACTCTTGTAAAACTAGAGTTCAAGTATGTTGGTGAAGTTGGTAATGATTTGGTTGTATCTGTTGTTGATAGAATTTCAGGCGTTGATACTAGCTCAATTAAGACAAGTGGGGGTGCAGGAGCTTATGACATAGGAACAGTACTCGACACACTAGCAGAAAGATACCAAACGGTAATTTTTGATGATACAGTAGATTATAACAAGATTGAGGCATTGCTAGAGTCAAG